AGAATGGCTACGACGCCGCGTGAATCACAAGGTGATAATGCGGCTGTCGACCTCCTTCTGAAACTGTTTGAGAAAGTTTCAGAGGCCAAGCTAGGGAAAGAACAATTTTTGGAGAAGACAGCTGATATGTTCGTTCAGCTTGTGCGTATCTTTGGGTTTGAAGGTACGTTTGACCCCGCACCCACGGTCTCACATTGGAAAAGGACGATGGAAGTCAATAAGATGAAGTCGATGAAGTTCGTAAAGCTCAAGCTTTCGAATTTCTTCGCACATCATCGTGGACAACCCGTTATCCCTATCCGAGGTGATTCTCCTGGTGTTTTGCTCGGTGGTAAGGTTCATCGCTACATGGAGCTGCTGAAGAAGAAAGACTTTGATCGCTTTGATCAACTCAACTTCTCAATTTTGCAGTCCAAGAAAGGATGTCCCCGACCCAACGAGGAAACGTGCATTGCTGGTGCGATTTCGACATTTGTCGATCTCACACAAAAGGTGCCTCTTGTCACTGACGTAGACGATATTCTCAAAAGAGAAATCGCGCGCACAGTGCTCGAGGTCTTTGGTACAAAGTATGTCACTCCCCACGACTTTGCCCAAGGTGTTACTATACCCTCGTTCTCTTCGACTTATAACAACAGTCGTACAGATTACGGGGCTTACGGTGATATCTTCGCGCAAGACGTGGGGAATGGCGGTAGTGTTGATCTGGATTACATTCCAGAAACTGAGAATCCTCAGGACATCTTCACTAACCGCGGACACTTGGCCCATACCCTTCAGCTCTTACGGTCACAGTTCGATGGCATCAAACGGAAACCTTCGGTTCCCTCTCGCAAGAAACTCTCTCCTAAGGAGATGAAGTCTTGGAAGGAGTCGTTGGCGAAGTACGATGCGTACGTTCATGAGTTTACACAACTCCACAAGATTGCTCTTGCGGAGATGGACAACTCAAAGTACACAAAATTCGACTGGGGCTCTATGGATGATGAATTTCGATCCAATGAGCCCATCGTAACTTTTGACCTAAAGAAGTCAAAGAGGATCTTGAAGATTGTCTACCGGTTGACCCAGCTCAACCTAGAAAATCGTCTCGAGTCCGACGACGAGTCCCTCTCGTACGTAAAGTTAACCCCACTTGCAGAACCTCTCAAGGTCAGAGTCATCTCTGGCCACGATGGTCCTCTGCAGTGGTTCCTGTCACCACTTCAAAAAATGTTATACCAGAAGATGACTGCACTTAAGCAGTTTCTTGTTGGCCGAGACATCACCGAAGAAGAGTTTGCAGGTTGGAAGCTACCCGAGTCTAAAGAGTTCATCTCTGTTGACTACGAGGGTGCGACCAATAACTTACGGAAGGACCTTTCGGAGTATGCCATACAATGTCTTATGGACAATTGGCATCTCCCGAAAGAAGTGCAGTCGTTGGTTCGATTGAACCTTCTGAACACCATCATCGAATACGATGTGGTCAGTAGAGACATGAAATTTAAAACCAAGCTTGCAGGCTACCAGTCAAATGGTCAGCTTATGGGCTCTGTGATTTCTTTTCCATTTCTATGTGTCATTAACGCAGCTGTCTGTCGCAAAGCGATAGAGCTGGACACATCTCGCACAATGCCTTTAGCGGAATGCGATCTACGGATCAATGGTGACGACGCCGTGTTTATGTCAGGGGAGGAAGGATACCGTGTGTGGGCAGATCTCTCTGCCGCCGCGGGTCTGAAACCCTCTGTCGGGAAAGTGTACAAGTCTCCAGAGTTCTTCAATATGAATTCTCGGGATATTCGTTACTCTCCTTCTAAACACGGGTTCACGATGACAAAATTCGTGAACATGGGCCTGTACCTCGGACTTAAACGTTCGGGTGAAACTCGCCTCTCTGTCGAAAATTCAGATTGTTACAACCTCGGAACAAACCTCCTTGACTTGGAGAAGGATACTCCTTCCACTCTTTACCCCCATATTCACCGTTCATTCGTTCAACTCCATATGGAGAAATTGAAGAAGTCTGGTGTGCCATGGTACGTGCCTCGCGTCTTCGGCGGTCTCGGTCTTCCTCCTCTTTTGGAGTATAAGAACGCTACCGGTGACGTCGATGACACGCGGGTTATCGAGCTGGAAGGTCCGTCGGATTTGGATAAGAAGATAGTGCGAGCTATGGTCAACGGCATCCTGCCGAAGGCCCCACAGCCCTTCTCTCCATCCACGACGGACGGTGTGATGATACATAAGATTGCTATGCATCGTTTCGGAAAGTTACTCAAGTATGAGTATACATTGGTCAAGGATGACAAGAAAGCTGAGCACGCTCGCAATCTTGTCTCCTCCATGTACACTGACTCTGTCGTACACTATCCGTTGCTGTGTTTGAATGTCTGCCCAGGCGAACTTGATCTCCGTATGAATCAGTCCGTTTGGCATCACTACAACAAACATCTTTCCCAATTTGCACATCTCAAGCCTTTTGAGAGAATCCTGGCGTATCGCAGGTATCTCATCGGCCCCAATGTTCTTAATTGAGCGACTGGCTCCCCAGTTGGCCGTTCGGGTGTACTCCACACTATCGATCGATCAGAAAGACTTATATAAACTCTTACGCTCCCTCTTTTCAGAGGTGCGCCG